CCGCCGCCACCTCCATCTCTACTTCCACCAGCATCATTTCTATTTTGACCAGTTCTACCAGATTGAAGAACACTTCCATTACCATTATAAGGGGTGAAAGATAATGTAGATTGATTTGTATAATATGATGACGAATTAATGCTTGAAGATGCCCAACTAGTTCCTGCATCTGCTCCAGGATAAATGGTTGATTGTGATCCTCCGTGGTGACCTCCACCACCACCGCCACCGCCGCCGCCTAGAATAACTAAAATATCGCCTTTAGCTAAACCAGCAGGATTGGCGCCAGATCCTAAAGTATCAATGTATATGAAGGTTGTTCCACCTCCACCTCCACCAGATCCAGAACACCCATTACTACCAGAACTTCCGCCATTTCCACCACCGAATCCAGTTCCGCCAGAGTTACCTCCAGTTCCTCCTGTAGCATTTGATGAACATCCACTTCCACCGCCACCGCCATTACCAACTTTAATTCCTATAGTTGTCCCTGGAGGTATATTAATGATAGTACCAGAAGCTGAACCTCCAGATCCACCTGGAGCTCCCTGATTACTATCTCTTCCGCCACCACCACCAGCACCTGAAGATATGTTATAAGTAAATCCTGTGACGTTAGATGGCAGAGTAAATGTTCCTCCAGGATTAGTAAAATTAGCATCTCCTGTTGTAGGACCACCAGATCCACCACCACCAGCAGGAGGTGTATAAACTACATTATTCGCTTCAAATGCTATTCCATGTTGATGCTGTCTTCCGCGTGGACTAACAAAGGCTGGACCATCATAAACATTACCACCTTCATCATAATTTATTCTTGCTTGACTACTGCCACCTATACTTCCTTTAGGATTATCAATAGCCGCTATAGAATTTACAAGATGTGAATGAACTGGTACACCAAATGATCTAGGACTCATGCCAGTGCCAGTTGCAACACTCCATGTAAAATTACCTCTAAAAGTATTGGATACTGTATTTTGACAATTTTCCCATCCTTCAGTTCTATTTACACCAATAGTAAAAGTATCAGAAGAAATTCCATCACCAGTTCCTTCTCCAGGAGATCCTGGTGGTAATTGTGGCAACTTTTCAAAATTATAAACACCACCCATAGATCCAACTTCAGTAATAGATCCACCTGATGTAGAATTCGGTGCATATTCTGGTATCACTGATGGAGAAGAACGATTATTATCAACATTACCAAGACCCATTAATTTCATTGCATATGGACATGGTAACCTGAATGTATCATTCGCATTATACGATGGATAAATTCCAGTGATTGTTCCACCATAGGTTGTTCCGATAATTCTAGCCAATTCAGGAAAATCTCTTGCTTTTAAAATTTGACCACGCATTTCAATAAAACCAGGAAATCTATCATTAGATCCATATGGTGCAGTGACTGCCGATACACCAGCAGCTGGAGAACCAGACAAAGTTTGACCAGTTACAGCTACTTTCCAACTTGTAATATCATCTGTATTTGCAGAAGCATCATATACATATCCTGCTGGTTTTGGAACACAAATAACAGTGCCAATAGCAGCACCAACTTTTTGACGTTGCTTAGAATAAAATGGAATATTTGGGACTGCATTAGATACAACCAATGTTATTTCTTGTGTTGGTGTTGGTGTTCCAGCTGGAGTGATTGGTTGAATAAAATTTGTAAGATTTCGATTGTATTGATAAGTAGTAACTTGATTCAAGGTTACCATACAACGAAATCTTGCATTATTAAGTGCAGATGTAACATTATTACCCAAAATAGTATATGAAGGATTAGTTTCTCCAGAAATATTTACCCATGTTCCAGAAGAAAACCTCTGCCACTGGTATGAGGGATCATCATCACCAGTATAACTTGGATTTATATCAAATGTTACTTCCTGCCCACTTGGTATGGTTTTAGTAGCAGCGTCTGCAAAATAATAAAATCTTCTATCAACATTAATAGTGCATTCATTGCTATAAACTATTCCTGGAACATCAGGAGTTGAAATAGCACATCTTATCACAGATCCACTATTTACAGTTCTAGAAAAAGGATTTAAATTGTAAACTTGGAAAGTAGATGATGTTTGATTGTATCCAGGAGGAGCAGTGCTAAAAGTAGAATCATTCGGTCCTTTTATCTGCCATTGATAAGTAGGTATTGTACCTGTACTTGCAGTAGCAGCTATCCTAAAAACAGTAGTTGTATTATTTTCTAAAATTGTAGTACTGGTAGGTATATTAGTAGTTATGGTAATATTTACAGCTACTACTCTCAATCTAGATGCATTACTTTGAGACACAACTTCTCCAGCACTAATTACTTTACATCTATAAAAACCAGCCGCGGATGGTTGTATGTTGGTGAGAGATAAAGTAGAACTATTAGCTCCAGATATATCTGTCCAAGAGGTAGAAGTTACAGAACTTGTTGTTGGATTATATTGCCATTGATAATATGGCGAACGCAAACTTAAAGAATTCGCAGTAATTGTCCATTCAGCAGTATTGTATTGAAAAACAGTAAGATCATTTAATGAATTAATTTGGAAGAAAGAATCATTCAAAAATCCCAATAAAGATGATAACGTAGTAACAGACGACAAAGAATCTGGAACATTAATAACACATCTAAAATATCTTCTTACTATAGATCCGACTACTGGATTGATATTGAGTGCTGCAGTTGTTGCACCAGAATACTTAGGTGCTTTACTTGCAGTAATAGTTCCTGGAGCTGGCGATACAGATGGAATGCTATACATTCTATACTGAAAAGAAGTCGTTGTTAATCCAGTAGATAATACTACAAAACTTCCATTATATTCAGAAGATGTTGATCCTTCTATATAGATTCTATCTCCAGACACAAATCCATGAGCAGAAGCACATGTAACTGTTGCAATATAATTTGTCCTAGTGATACTAGATACAGATAAAGGAACTGTATTACTAATATTAAACCAGTTAGTATTGTTTGAACTTTCTTGCCATTGGTATGATATGTTAGTACCGCTAGATGGCGATGCAAGAACAGCAAATGTAGCTGGAGCATTTACATAAACATCTGTAGAAACTGGTGTAGCATCTACATATGCTGTCCTATAAACATTTAAAGTAGCAACTGCGCTATAAGAAGTGGTAAAAACACCGTTTCCTGTTGGATATGTACAAGCTAATCTATATTGCGCTTGATGATCTAAATCTCTTCTTACTGGTGGTGTAGTGTAATCATAGACTCCAGGATTATTTGGGTTTAAACTACCGCCAGAAGTTGCCGTAGTTCCAGATGTTACTTTTGCAACTCCAACATCATTAAATGTAGTGTTTCCTGGATTTTTTCTTTGCCATTGTAATGTAATTGGAGATCCTTGAAGTCCATTTGGAGCATTCAAATCAACAGATGCACTAAATGTTGCTGTTTGTATTGCTTCGGGATAGTTAGTTCTATCCGCAATATTACCATATTTATCTTCAATGACAAATTGATCTACAGGATTTTCAAATAATCCAGTTGCAGATTGAGTTATATTTACAAAAGCAGTGTCAGATATTAATTCAGTTTCTCCCGAAGATCCACTAATTACTACTCTGAACCCATATCTACTAGTTGCTGTATTGCGAATAACTAATCTATCTAATTCTAATATTGGAGTAATTGGATTTGTTCCACTCAACATTTGAAACAAAACTTGTTCACCCCCACTAAATATGGGATTGTTCAATGGTAAAGGTAAATATGAAATACCTTCATCTAAAGTATAATACCATCTATAAGTAAGTGCCGAAGAAGCAGTAGAGAACGCAATTACACTAAAAGTAGCTCTACCACTTCCAGTTATTGAAGAATTATAAGATACAACAGCAGATGTAGTATCTGGAGATATTCCTGGTTGTTTGGTTATTAAAATTTGAGGATTGACTGTTATAGTAGAAGAATCGCTCGGTAAAGGACTATTCTGAGCTGTTACTCCATCTTTTGTATAAGATATTAAACATCTATATCGATAATTGTTGATTGAAAATCCGATATTAGTAAATTGTAGTTGAGATTGTTTATAATAAGTTTCTGGACTTGTTCCATATGCATTGAGAGTAGTAGTAACTAACGCATTTGACGTTGATGTATGAGTCAACCATGTATTTCCATTATCAGTACTATACTGCCAAGTCATAACCAATTCAGTATCGATATTTGCTGAATTAGTATTAGAAAATTGAGAAAGATTACTGGAGATCGTAGCATCAACACGTAAAGTTAAAGAAGCACCAGTAGAAACAATATAAGATGGATCATTATAATCAATTATTGTAATTGTTGGTTGTTGCAATACTGTTACTGTTTTAGAAAATCCCAATTCATTACTTAGAATAGTTTCTAAAGATCCTCCAGGACCAGAATTAGCACTTAATTGAACTCTAACTAAAGATCCATTTTGTGTAATTGACCAGTTAGTTACCGTAATAGAACTAAGTCCATTATTAGGCAAATCAAACCACGTAACTCCACCATTTGAACTTACTTGCCATAAGTAAGAAATAGCTGCTGTACTTCCTCCTGGTTGAGTAGCATTAGCGACAACAGTAAATGTTAATGATCCACCAGTAAAAACCTGAGGTGTAGAAGTAGTTGGATCTGTCTGACCACTGGTGTTGAGAGACGTAATGTTAATTGCCATTATTTTTTCTCTTTAAAATTTAATTAAATATTCACATAATATAAATTTTGGAGTAATATAATCTAATTTAAATGTTGTATCAGTATTTAATCTCACTGTAGTAATTAATCCATCTGCAGGTATCAATGTTCTTTGCATAGAAGCAGTTCCATATTGAGTTCCATTTCCTCTAGTTACTGCTGGGTATAAACCACTATGACTATGTTCTGTACCAGCTTCGGTTCCAACTTCACTTAATGAGTTACTAACCCAAGCAAGTCCACTCGGAAGAGTTTCTCCACCACCAGGAGGATCAGTATTAGCACCATTGCAAAATAGACGACGAGTTGGGACATCTCGAACATACATACTTGCACTACCTATCGATTGACCCGTTGGTATACTGGTCATATGACCATGAGCTAACATTTGATTTTCATATACTGCAGAAGTATTTGTAGAAGATCTTGCTCTGACAGAAATACTTCCAGATATGGGAATATTAGTTTCTGGTTGAGCAAAACTTCCAGTATATGTAAAAGACACTAAATTATTTTGAGCAATACTAGATAATGAAACTTCTACTCCTGCCCTGTAAATTGTAGCATTTGTTGCTGGATTTACTGTAGTATTGTTTATATAACCACCAGGAGTACCAGAAGCAGTTATATATTTACTTCCTAAATCTGGTAATTGAATCTGACCACCTGCTTGTGTTGTTTGATTTCTTTCCGACAAAGTTGTTCCTTCTTTTCTGTAAATACTACTCTGACCAACACCCAAAATCGTTGCTAGATTTGGATATTGATCTGCACTCAAAATTTGACCTTTACATTTCAAATAACCAGCAGGAATATAATCAAAAAATTCTTGATCTAAAGGACTATCTGTAGAAATTGTTCTGAAGAATGGAAAGATACATCCAACATATCCTCCATATTTTCCTTTTTGGAATGCGTAAGTAGTTGCCATTTTAAAACGCTCTGATAATGAACAACATAGCTACGGATGGTGTAGTGCTAGTCATATTTATTGTAGCTGCATTACGACCAGCAGTATTATCAATTGCAACATCGTTTACCGATATTGTATCCAAAGTGAAATTAGCTTGTGCAACTAATCTACTATCAAAAGCAACCTGTTGTGTACCATGATTATGACCTATAACAGAACTAAAAGTTAATATTGGTCCATTCAAACTAGTTTGAAATTTTCTAGATCCACCTGATGCAGACAACATATCACCACCAGAACATCCGTTTCCATCAGCTTCCTGTGTAGTTCCAACATTTCCACCACCACATTTATAGTGTTGGTTAGTTTCTGCCCATTTTACATAACCATTTGCATATTGTCCATTTGTACATTGCAACGAACCTTGACAAGATCCACCCCATCTACGTTCACAATTCCCCTGACCACCAGCTTGCCTATGTCCAATAGAAGTCGCTGATTCAACTGGATGTCCATGTTCAGGCCAATGCCCATCTCCTAATTTTCTATCTAAAACATTATAGGAAGTAGCGTATGTTCCCGTAGAAAGAGATATTCCAGAAACGGTAGATGTTAATCCAGATCCCAATGTTGCTCTAACTCCAACCAAATCCATAGTAGAAGCGGGGGGAGAAGTGTTATTTACACTACCAGTATCGCCCCCAACACCAGGAGTAGAACTACCATCACCTATTTGATTCCAATATAAATCTGTAGTTTGCGTAGATGATAAATTTGGACACCATGGAGAAACACTCAATCCTTGCATAGGATGATTATTAGATCCACTTGGATATGTTGATGCAGTACTTTTTAAATATTGATAATGACCTTGAAATATATCAACAATTCCTCTATTATTTAATGATGGTATTGCAAAAGTAGATCCAGCAGTTCCTCCATATGTATTTCCTATACATTGATATAATAAAGGATATTGTGCTACGTTCAAATTACTACCAGTACAAGGTATCCATCCTTTAGGAACAATATCAGGAGTTCCTGAAAATGGAATAATTGTTCCAATAGGAAATCCTCGCATGGATTTCTTTTTATTATAGCTACAAGCGTCTGCGTATGCCATTTTTTTAAATCTCCATCAACCACCAACCTCTATTGGTATCGGGAATTCCATTTCCATCAGAATCAGTGATACCAACGAAAATTAAGGCAAAACCAGCATTAGGAGTATTGACAATTAATTCACCTCCAGCATAACCACCAGATCCAGATGTAGATCCCTGTAGTGCTACTCCAACTGGAGCTCTCACCTTCAGCGAAACATTATAATTTAAACTACCTTGTACATCAACGAAACGAATAACATCACCAGTTTGAGGAGTAGTATCTCCTGTACCACCACCACCAGGAAGAGTTAAAATTAAATCTGCAGTTGGTCTCACCAAATACTGAGAATTTGGTTCCAATGGACCAGCAGTTCCACTAGTATTATTAATCATAATTGTTCTTCTTCCTCCATTCACCCCATAGAAATTATTTCTACCAAAAGCATCTATGGAAGCGTCTTGCTTAATCTTAAATGGTTTGTTACCACTTACACCTAAATTAGTTACCTGTAAACTTACTACACCAGCGGAAGGAGAAGAAGATGATAATCCATTTATTGTAAGATGTCTACCGATATAAGTTGTGCCTGTTTGAGCATCAACTGTGAATGTATCTGCTCCAGCAAGTCCATTCTTGATTGTTACATCATCTCCAATTGTTAAAGTTCCAGCTACTTTACTATTTCCCGTCGAACCAAGAACTTCAAATGCTATATCTACAGCACCATCAATTTTGGTCTTATCAAATGTTCCAGATGTAAAGAATGCATCTTTAAAGATCTGTAAATTAGCCCCATTGTATAACCTAGTATTTCCAGAAGCACTTTCAACATAAAGTCTAGGCGAAGATCCATTTGTAATAACAAAATACTGTTTATCTGGAACTGAAGTAGAACTATTTCCACTCAATTCAATAGAATTATGAACTTTTAAGTTACCACCACCAGTGCTTGTCAATGATGTAGAAGTTCCAGTAGCGACGCTGGAATCAGTACCAATCGTAACATCACCAAGAGCAAACGTGTCACCTGATGTAGTAGTTACCTTGAAGGTAAGAACTTTTTGTACTCCAGTTCCTCCATTATTGATTTCAAATGTTTGAGCATCATCTGGATTAATCGCCGCAACTTTAACAAATTCATCGGAACTAGTTCCTTTATCTAATCTTAATAAATCATCTACAGCAAATGTGCCACTAAATTCAGATATTTGAATAGTTGTATCTGAAGTTCCCGCAGCAGCGTCAATAAATGAGGCATTCTCATTTTTAATTAATTTTACAATTCTTGCACCATCGCCATGAGCAACTGCTGCAGTACCATCTTGAGCTCTAGCAATTTCTACAGTGTATGGATAATTTAAACTTGGAAGATTGGTAGTTTTAACAATTTCTGTTCCAATTAAGAAAAGTTCGTTAATACCAATACCATTTGGATTATTGACAGGAAGAATTGTTGCAGTAGATGTTAAATATCCACCCCCAGAAATATCAACTTCGGTTTGTTCCAATCTGATAGAAGCAGATCCTGGTCCAGATGTGCCAGAATTTAAATTAATTACAATTGGATTGCCACCAGAAGTTGTAGAAATTGTAAATCCAGCAGTATCAGATTCTACAACATAATAAGTAGTATTAAGATTTACACTACTTGAGGAAAGATTGCCAAGAGTTACAAATTTAACTTTATTTCCTGGTACAAAGTAATTATTGGAAACTAATAATTTAGTAGAATTTACTGGTTGAGTCACTCCAACAACTGCAGTAATACTTAATGCAGAAGCAATATTTAATACGCGGGCATAATAATCAATATTTAAATTATTGAGTCCTCCAGTAGCATGTATAGCACCAATATTTGGTCTAATTACAGTACCAGTAGCAGGTGTTCCCGATGCAACATTTCCAGATGTTACTGTTGTATATGTAAAAGATGTTGTAGTAGGAATAGTTAATACTGATGTTGAACCAATAGTATTAAATGTTTCATTACTACATGCAATTTCTACTTGTTCTGATTGAGTGAGTCCATGTGGAGAAGTAGTGGTAATTGTAGCAGTAGTACCAGTTCTAGAAATAGAAGCAATGCGTATTGTTCCTAATACGTTTCTAGAGATGCCAATATTGCCATTTCTAAAACCACCATTTTGCTCAATATCACTTTCAAATATAGCTTTATTATTTACTCTGAGACCATTTCTCAGTGTAGTTGTTCCAGCAACACCACCAATTTCAACTGTTCCTGCAGTAGGGGCAATTCTAATGGTGTTGAGATTGGTTGGGAACATGGTGAACACACCTGTTGGTGTTGTTGCAAACATCTGAGTTCCCTTAATTTCCAAAGTACCATCAAGAACTGTTTGATAGTTTTTAACTCTAAAAATACTCTGAGATTGATTTACAAATGCTCCACCAATTGTAATTAATGAAGAAGGTGGAGAATTAGGAGTGGTAGGATCAACTACATCATCTGCTATTCCTAAATTTACTACAGAATTATAAACATTTGTATGAGCATTTAAAGTTCCCGAAGCAGTTACTGCAGTACCAATATTAATAGTTTGTGATGCAGTAGCACTGTTAAACAGATTTGCAGTAGTTGCAAATGCACCAGCAGAAAATGTCAATGCATTTGATTGATTTGCAATATTGAACGCGGCATTTGTGGTAGTGATATCGCCACCATTTACTTCAATATCAGATTCAAATTTAAAGTCGCCAGTAATTCTACCATTTCCACTAACAACAAATGTTCTATCGAGATTTGCATCATTAACATTAATACCAATTCTGCCATTATTTGTAGTGGCAACTCGTAATGTTGCAGCGGTAGTAAGTGGATTTGCACTATCACCACCCACCAAGAAAGCAGCAGCTTGATTAGTTTCTGTCTTAGTAGTTCCAGTCTCTGTGAGATAAGAAAGAATCTTCTTACCACTGATAAATCCAGTACCAACAACATCTAAGTTTGCTCTTGGAGTTGTCTCTGCAGAAACAAATGCAGTTTGATATGCAGAATGTGCAGATCTAGCAACTGTATTGATACCTAACTTATAATCACCAATTGTTTCAGTTTCAGTTCTGAGAGATTCTGATCCAAGAACTCCAAATTCTTTAAATGATGCTTTAGATTTTTCAATTACAATATTTGGTTGGGATACTGCATCTACTGGATATCCATTATTGGGCAGTGGAATACCAGTATATTGAGGTAGATTAGCATTTACGAGAATAGTTACGAAATTACCATTTGGAACAAATGGACTTTGTGTTGAACTATAAACAGGCCAAACACCATTGATAGGTGCAAGAGCACCAGTAGCACCAGTAATGCGAATTTGTGACGATGAAGTAATTTGTAAATTGGTATTGGTAATACCAATATTCCAGGTTAGACGCACAAGTGTGCCACTTGCGGCACCTTGAATGCCAATAATTTGTGCATTGAATCCACCACCAGAACGATTCTCGATACGAATATAATCGTTAGCATAGATCCATCCAAGTGAACCAGTAAAGAGAGTCTGATTACCTTTCAGTTGAATTAATCCAGATGCAAGCGGGAACTTAGTACCAAAATCGGTGTTTTGTAATTGCGATGGTCCGTTAGTTGTTAATCCGAATGTATTAGCAAGATCTGGCGTTCTGTTTGATAACGCCGTCATAATTTGATAATCTTGCAATCCTCTTGGATTAAAGTCAACTACAGTTGTTTGAATTCTACCCTGATGAAGAATAATATCGCCCGTTTTTTGCTGAGAAATGTTAACTTCTAGATATGGGTCATAACCAACTACTGTTCCCTCACCAGTAACAATCTTTAATGAAGGGAAGTTTTCTACAGATCCAAATGCTGTAGTATTATTAATTACAATAGGAGCATTAAAGAAGCTCTCTGCTCTACCTTCAGATCCGTTTACCGTAATAATTTCATTGAATGTTACAGCGGTGTCAAATGTAGTTACAAGACCACCAATAACATCCGCTTCATCAGTAGATTCTGTAAGTTTTGCAGATTCTAAGAATGTTTCTTCACCTGTAATAGCATTGATCTTTCTATTTCCGATGTAAAGATCACCATTAGAGTTTAGACCAGTGTAGAATACAATACCAGCATCTTGCTTCTTAGCTTGTGCATAGAAATCTTGAACGTCTGTGAGAACAATTTCTTGACGTGCGGGGAAACCTGTGGAGTAGTTGCCAGGACCGAAACCAAGATATTCAAACGTGTGATTACCAGAGCGTGCAATAGAAGGTCTACGAAGTTCTACATAAAACTTACCTTCAGTTGGATAAGTTGAAGTTCCATTGATAGGAATTCTTCTGCCTTCAGAACCAGCAGAAGCAGATCCATTTTGTGCTGTAATAGCAGCACTACCATTAAATGAATATCCACCAGTTCCAGGATCTTGAACAAAGTCAAGAACCATTTCTTTGGTTAAACTATTCTTGGCATCATTAACTGTAACAAGACCATGTACATAGTTGTCTGCAGTAGAAACTGTTGGAGGTGGATCTGAAAGAGTCGTGGTTGAAATATCAACACCCTTATACCATTCTGGATCGTTCTTGTAGAACTCAGGATAGAGTTTTGAAATTGGTTGAGAGAACTTAAAGTTTCTAAAGTTTTCACCAACACCAGAACCAGTTGGATATGGGCGAATATCACCACGAACACAAGTCAGATAGTATACGCCATCTTGCTGACCAGGAATTCTTCTACGAATAGTATTGATGTCAAAGATATAGAAAGTGCTTTCCATATCTGAAACGTCTTCTACGCTTGCAATGGTGTAAGATACTCCATTGTCATCATTGACTCTATCACCAGGAGTAATTGTATATACGTTTGCTCCCTCTACAATGTATGGATACTTAGTAGTGTCAGATCTACCGCTATTTGGTTCCTCAAGAAGTGTTGCAGTAACTGAACCTTGAGTAAAAGTAGTGGCGGTAACTGAATCATAATCAATAGTAGAATTACCAGCAAAATCCTTCAAGATCATGTAGTAATTATTTTCATATGCAAAATATCCATGAACATATGCAGTACCAGAGCAATTACCAGACCAAGTAACTTTATTGGTATTGTTTGAATTTGGTACACTTGCTACAAATGTTCCGTTTCCGCCTTCTGGTGCAGAAATTTTAACTGTAGTAAATAATTTTGTCTTATATGCTTCCGCATCAATTCCAATATCAAATACATTCAACTGCAGATAATTCTTATTATTGATAAGAACTTTTCTTGCTGATTGAATAGTAAATGCTACTTTAGAATTTGTTTCTAATCTCTTTGGATTACCGAACGACGAAGGATCATATGTTGATGAGAAGTTTGGATTTAGAACAAGTTGTTCTTGTAAAGTTAAACCAAGACGCTCACCCGATACTGGAGCAAGTAAGGTTGCTGTATCTGCACCAGTTGAAGTTGGCTTGAGAATAATTCTTTGTGGTACTAATCTTCTCTTCTCATCTGTACGAACTTTGAGCACAAATCCTCTGATAGGATCACGAACTGTTTTAAGATTCTTAGGTACAACATAACGTAAACGATAGATTCTGTCTTCTTTGCTTCTGCTATCTTCAATTCTTTCAAAGTAAGAATCGGTTGTTCTCAATCTACCAGCATAGTCTGATTGCTTGATTCTTGGAATAATTGTATTTCCAGCAGATAAAGTTTCAAGATACCAGCAACCATCAGTAGCAGCAGTACCAATCTTAGGATCATATCTCAGTGGAGATCTACGCTTATCAGCAAAGGTGTAGAATACTGCGGTGCTGCCTGGTTGGAATGAAATTGGATTGATGTTATCACGAGCATTTGCGAATGTTTCGTGAATAGTAAATCTTGTGCTAGTTACATAACGAACATAGTATAGGTTTTTACCAGAAATTGTAGCACCACCAAAAGTTGATGATAGTGTAGGTAGAGATGATCCAACAATATCAGATCCTGGACGGAAGAATACTAACTGAGGAGTTACATTAGTTGATGGTTTATCAAACGCATGTGGTCTATCTGTTTCGAGAATAGTAGCAGATCCTGCTGCAATTTTTGTTTGATATTGATGCAGATCATAATTAATATCAAGAACGTATTGATAAACATCAATCTCTACATTTGGATCAATACCATCTGTTTCTGATGAATAAATGTAAATACCTGCTGCAGCATTTTCTGAGCTAGTAGCAAGTAATAGGTTTTGTTGATTAGATCCATTGAATGATCCAATATTTGAATAATCATATGGATCAGTTTTTCTGCCAGGAGCAATTACATAATAAACTGTATTAGTATCAAATCCTTTTGGTAGACGAATAACTCTTTTATCTACATTAACTCCTGCTCTACCTCTCGGAACAAGACGAACAGGTGTTCCTGTCTCTAACTGGTGTGGGTTTGATGTAGGAAGACCATTGCTATCATACTCAGTTAAAGCAAATAATGTTGCTCTCTGAGCTAAACCACCAGTGTTAAGAGTTGAAGCAACTCTTGGAACTGTGTTAATTCCACTATTGATAATAGTAGAAAGAATCTGGTAGAAATTGACCAAAGCACTAGCCACTGCAGCACATTCACCACCAGGAGCACCTGTAGCGGGATTTGCTGCTGCAGAATAGTTGTAGTCTTGAATTACACTAGAATCTGTTGTAGGTGCAAGAGCAGTGCTCCAAACACCAGCAGTTAATTCTACATAAAGATTAACCCCAGTTGAAGTTGAAGTAGCACTAACATTAGTGCCGAAATCTAATTTACTTCCTTGAGTCCCCAATTGAATTTGATTTGAAGCAAGACCATTTACACCATCACCAATTTTTTTAATATAAGCAGTTGATGGAATTGTTGTAGTATAAGAAATAGTGCTTTGTGCATTTGTAGGAATCGCAGAAACACTACGTACCTTCATACCTACAACCAAACCAACTGTGCTTGGAACTGTGATAATAGAAGATCCATTAGTTGTAGATACATCAGAAATATAAGTATTGTGATTTCTCATTGCAGAAATCGCCAAATCTCTTACATAACGATATGCATCAAGAGTTTCTAATTTTTCATTCTCAATGTAATCTAATTGAGTACCTGTGTAATATGCTTCAGCAGCATTAATTGTATTAATATTACCACCTAATCTCAAGTCGGATGTGATTGCTTCTACAATATATCCGATGTCGCGTTTACACTTACTTGCCTCGCTAACTTGAGACCAAGGACCAGTATTTCTATTTGGTAAGTTATTTAAATTACCAGCAACTAAAGCACTATTGATAATATTTGTTAATGTGTCAATAGACTGTCGTACATTTGCACAATCAGCATCTCCATTATCTACCGCTGGTAGACCAGATAGACTATTAGCATTTAATACACTAGTGATAATAGCAAATAGATTATCAATACCTGATTGTACATCAGTACAAGTAGCACCATTACCAGATTGAGTGTAAGTAATATTACCACCAGATCCACCAGCTGTTGCTGGTCCTACAGAAAGTGATAAATTCTTGGAATAAAGTTGATTTGTAACAGCTTTCTTGCACCATTCTTTTGCTTTATTAAAAGCGATGACGGATTGTGAAATTTCTCCAGCAAGACCATTCTGAGTTAGAGTACCTGCTTGAGTAAAATACTCTCTAACTGCACCTACAGTAAACTCGTTACCACCCCAGAAAATATCTTGAGCGATAGAGTCAACAATATAACCAATATCTCTCTTGCACTTAGTTTCTCCAGCAGGAGAAGAACCAGTAGATACTGCTGGAAGATTAGATAAATTACCTGCACTTAAAGTTGAAGTTACGATAAATGTGAGGTTAACAATTGCTAGTTGAACATCCGCACAAGCACCAGTATTCGTATTTGCAATATTACCACCAGTACCATTATAGTTTGCTGGTCCTTCAGTAACGCTAGTATCTTTAATTGTCAACTGGTTTGTTATCGCTGATCTCATGAGATCACGAGCTTTAATAAAAGCAACGTTTGATTGATCTATTTCTCCCTGTAGTCCATTAGGAAGTAATGTAGTAGCGTTGGTGAAATATTGTTCAACAAACTTACGCGAATATACGTTACCACCACCTTGAGCAATATCAAGAGATACTGCATCGATGAAGAACCCAATATCTCTCTTACACTTAACAGGATCTGGATTTGTAAATGATGGATATTGAACTGCAATTTCAGCATATGCACCATCAACAATTTCTTGCTTGTTTTGCTGAATCAAGCGGTATGCATCTTTATATCTTGAAGTTGATGTGGTTTGTGGATCACCAGGATAGTAAAAATCTGGTTCTTGAATAGCAATTTCAGCAGCTGCCCTATCAATAATTTCTTGTCTATTAGCAGTAATTAACTTACTTGCATCCTTGAATCTTCCTACATTTACATCATCATTGATTGGATCAATAGTAATTGTAGACACATAAACAGCACCAGTTGCATTTGTTACACTAGGAGCAACAGGAACTATATATCTAAATTGAGTTGAAGTTAATCCAGAAGCAAGAACTTGATACTTACCATTAAATTCAATCTGAGTAGCACCACCAACAGTAACATACTTGTTTGCCTGTAAATTATGTGGTGTAGCAGTAGTTACAGTAATTGTAGTACCAGAAGCAGAAAGCGATGGAGTATCTAGCAGCGAAGTGCTTGCTAGTAAGTTTGAAACTGCTTTTTTGCACCAATCTTTTGCTCTATTAAATGCAAATACCGATTGAGTCTCTTCACCAGCAAGTCCATTGCTGATGGGTTGCCCCGATGAGTCGAAATACGCTTTGGTGGCGTCAATCATATTAGAGTTACCACCGCTATACAAGTCATTAGCGATAGCATCTACAATATACCCAATATCACGCTTACACTTCTCGTTCTGTGCTCCAGGAACAGTAAACGCAGGGAAAGCAGTTTGCATTTGTAAGAATGCATAATCAATGATTTCCTGTCTATTTGCTTTAATTAGAGTTGAAGCGTCTCTATAACGTCCAGTTTCGGAAGTAATATTTGGGTTTACATAAGGAATATTCTGAAGATTTGGATACTTATCTAGAATATAACCAAATGCTTCTGCTTGAATAAATGTCTTGTTAGCATCAATCAAGTTAGCAGCATCTTGCTTGAGATTGAACTCAGTAGTAAATCCTACACCAGTTGGATTCAAAGTGGATAGTGATGCAGTCCACTTTTTGAAACCAGAGTGAATAAGATCTGCTGACTTAGCACCAGATGCATCTAGTTTTACATAGATTTTTTCATTTCTCTTTGCACCTAATCTGTATCCATCGATAGACGCTGCTGGACGATCCTCTGGATTGCGAGCATCTTCTGTTCCTAGATATAATCTAGTGGAATTAGGATTTTGTGATGTACCTCTTACAAGTGGAACATCAAATGTATAATATTGCTTCTTAATTGTCTTTAGAGTAGACAAAGATTTTGGTGGAATAATATCAGTAATGTATCCACCCTTATCTTGGTTGAAAGCAAATCCTTTGTAACCAATCGCATGTAGCGAGGTGTTACCGAAGTTGGAGTTAGAGTTGGTGATCGACATGTCACCGCCACTTTCCATCAGGAAGTGATCAGCGAAACCAACAGCAAAGATCGAAACGCACTGAATGAAGGAATCATCAGATGCCTTAACGTGGAAGTTTCTCCAATCATCTTTCCAATATGCGTCACCCTTAATGTGATAAGGAGTTGTAGCAAACGCATCAGTTAGAGGAGCTTGGTTCCAAGTGTTGCTAAACTCATCATAGCGAATGAACGCACGGTCGTCTTTCTGTAGAGAAACACCAGTGTACTGAGCGATAACCATCGATTTGAAACCAGTGGCTTTCTTACCATCTGCCCAGATACCACAAATACCCCAAGTTGAACGAATCGAAACGTTGAAGACGTATGGAGATGCTGATTCTACACTATCTACCTCCGCCTGTACGGTGGCATTGGTGTCGAGGGCAGGAGAAGATGCTGCAGTGTAGGTTGTGCCGCTTACAAGTCCTAGACCAGTCGCTGTAGCAGGTACGCGATAAGTAAATACTTTTGGATCTGTTGCACTGATGCTTGCTACTTGGAATACACCATTCAGTGTATCGTTAAGACCATTATTAGTGATAGCAACATATTGACCTGGAAAAAATCCATGATTAATCTTAGTGCGTACACTAAGAGTTGCAATACCAGCAGGGGAAGAATCATCAACCCTTACTTCATCAAGACGGATAGCATCTTGTAGAGGTCCAACAATTCTGTTTTCTTGTACTCTATAATCAAATTCACGACTACGAATAACCATTAGAGTCCATTTTGTAGGACTCGTGGATGGTCTATTATTTGTAGATGAAGCAGAAGCTAGATATGCCTGACCATTATATAGAACTTTATCACCAGCAGAATATGTTGTTGTAGAATTCCAATATTCTGTTACAGGAAGAGTTTCTCCCTCAACAAATACATTATCAATAGGTGGTTGATAATCACTGAAGACATGCGAGATCTTTCTGTAAAGAAGACCAAGATCTTGTCTATCAGCAAAAACAAAGTTAGTAATCTTGTGGTGAGAGAATTCTGGTACTACCTTAGTAACAGTATCATTTGGTTGTGTATATACTTTACCAATACCAGCAGTTGCATCATATAGAGGTGAATTAGAAGAGAGATCACCATCTTGAATAGTAAACTGCCAGAAATAGCAACCACCAGTTACATTGAATAGAGCACAACGAGGAACATCTTTGTCTGCTGGATCAGGTACATAAAGTGGGCGAACTTGCGTTCTACGCAGGTCCATACCTACAAGAGATGTACCTCTGGGAATGGTAGCACCGCCATCACGACCATTAAATTTATAAAGAATATTGTTGGGATCGCTGAAGTTAAAACTTACGTTGCTATTTGTTTCCCATTCGCCAAGTGCCTGATTATATTGAAAAACAGGAAGATCATCTACGTTTTCTACGCCTGGTCTGTTATCAATATAGTGTACACCAGGAGATAGCATGATCGTAAATTGATCAAAACGATCATTATCAATTCCTGGTAAATACGAGAATCTTGCTACTTCAAGAAACGCACGCTGAATCGATACAAATGGTCTCGTTGGCGAATTGCCTCTGTTATCTAATGAATCTGTTGCGTTAAAGTCGTCAGGAGATACATAAAGATATTTACCAGTCTTGCTTGAAAGTAGATTATCTAATCTCGTTAATGGCATTACTCAGTTACCCGTAACTATGGTTATTTCTTCTGTGTTATTTATACAAAAAAACCTGGAGGGGGTCTCCAGGCTTTTGCGTCTTCCTTCACACGGAGAGCCCCAAGTCGGACTTGAACCAACGACCGCTCGCTTACAAGGCGAGTGCTCTACCACTGAGCTATTAGGGCATTTTGACGAACTCAAAAGGACCATTATAAGATCCCCAGATTTGCTCGTCAGTATTTATGTCATATCCTTGATCGATTACATGGTAGTAGTCATTTCCAAGAATACTGGTGGTTTGAAGGCGGGTCTGTTTATCTTGCCATTTTACAAAGCATTCATTACAGAGATTTTTGCCGATAAACTCAGAACCCTGCTTCTCCATTATTATATCGCATCCAGTCAAGTATGTCAATCCCTCATTCTTGTAATTTTTGAGAATTAGACGAGAATCGTTCTGAACTACTTCGATGATCGTGTTCCGATATGGAACTTTGTCAACATAATACTGCTGAATGCAGTGAAAGCGGTTGCCATCAAGTTTTTCATGAATTAGTTCAATCATCGCAAACTTAGTAGGATGCGACATTGCTTGCATACAATTATTAAAAGTGCCTTCAAAATAACGAAAAAATTCTTCAATCATCTTTTGGCAATAATTCTGGATTTTCGATTTCTACTTCAAACATTAGTGGATGCATTTCTTCCATTATAAGATAATTGGAAATTTTGAACATCTCTTCATCATCGTAATCACGATGACTTAGTGCTTCTGTCTGAACTGATGGGTGGTCTTGTATAATCTGAGGAAGTTCATCAAATGTATAGGGAAGACCTTGTATGAAATACATACGAACAACCTCACCCATATAAAAGACATAGGATTGGGAGAGTGTGTATTTCATAACATTTCCACTACAATGTATTTAGTGGAAATAGGAGCAGGGAGACTTGAACTCCCACGAGCTTAAGCTCAACAGATTTTAAGTCTGGTGTGTCTACCGATTCCACCATGCTCCCGTTTGTATGAGACAATCATAGCAGGTGTTGCTTCGATTGTCAAGTGCTGGTTGTGGGGATCGAACCCACCTCCCACGAATTATGAGTTCGTTGCATTCGCCAGATTGCTAAACCAGCATTATCTGTAAATAAAGTTTTCTGATTTAAGAAGTTGGGAACATTCTTTCTTTAAATCAACTAACTCATTAATCGTAGCACATCTAAAAGTGATTGCTGTACCATCTTCACCTCTGATCGTTACTTTCTTATTATAGAGGTCTATGGAGATTTTGTCAAGAGCCTGTTCAGAAGGATTTTTAAGATTCATAAGACTCAGTTCTCAAAGCGCCACATTGCTATTGTACAGGTATATAGGGGTTTTGTCAAGCTCAACTTTTTAAGCAAAAAATTACCCGAGATTTTTTTTGGACCTTTTTGGTAATTGAAGGTCAATTTTGAAATCGCTATTAGTTCAGCAGAATTGCTGGAGCGGTCATCGTTAGGTTACCAGTAGATTTAATTGTCATTGCGCCACCAGCAGTGATATCGATTGGTCCTGTAGATTTCATTGTAATTCCTGCTGGACTATCGATTGTAATACCAGTCGCTGATTTATTTGCGATCAATCCAGTTACATTTGCAACTGCAGCTCCCACAATAGTTTGTGTGTTTGCACCTTTAACACTAAATGTGTTGGCACCTGCAATATCAGTAGTAACTGCTCCTTTCAGATTATTAGTCATCGCACCAATAACTGAGTTTGTCATTGCAGTAGCATTGATATTAACTGTAGCAGGAGTAACAACTACTGAATTGACACTAGGAGTTGGACCTGGAGTAAACTTACCTGCTGTCATGTAAGTTGACGAAGCATTGTATAATGCTAAGAATGGAGAGGCATCTGATCCAACATACATGCCAGGAACTTTTGTTCCCTTAACAATTGCAGGTGAAAGAGAAACATCTGTACTTGGTTTAGTTACATCTGCAATCAATGACTTCTCATTACCCATAATCATGTTACCTAACTTGGTGCTGAATATCATGTCACCTTTCATTAAGCTAACTTTGAATCCACCCATACCAGTTTCGCTATTCACAATCTGCATCATTGGTTGAGCATCTGGTGTCTCAGTAGATCCAGTTGAAGGCGCTGGGATAACTGGTTGATCATTGACAATAGTGTATTGAGCATTATGATTAACTAAATTGCCAAGAATAGGAATGGTTGGTATTCCTGGTTTAGGAATTCTACCTACGATAGTTGCTTTGGATCTGCTTTCCTCTAAAATATCTCCGTTTACATCGACCATGAAGTGACCAGCGGAAACGATGTTTAGTTTCGCCATTGGATCTTCCATAGCAATTGTCAATTCACCTTTGACTGTGCTATACTTGGCAGATTCTATTGTCTGTTTTGTTGTGGCGCTATTTCTATATGTACCGCATCTCAAATCAATCATACCACCATAATCTTCACCAGCCGCTTGCCCTGCAGTTGTGGAATCTGTTTTACCGCCACCAGCAAACATTCTGATGTCTGCTCCTCTAAGTTCAAGTGTTTTGCCAGCGTCTAATGATATGTTGCCTGATGATTTTACTTTTACATCACCACCAGTTACTTCTAGATCAACATCGCCACCATTAACAAGAATCATTAATGACTTTTTAGTTTTTGCATCACTGCCACCACAAATATTATTTTTATTGTTGACAGTTATGATACAAGCTTCTTCTATGTTTGCTAAGAAACTATTGCATCGACTGATCTCAAAGTCACCAGCAATAGGACTATCTGGGGGATCTGCTGCAGCATTGAAACGAATAGAACCATCAGTATCAAATGCCATTCCAGTACCAGAACTCATCTTGATCTGATAGAATGACTGACCAGTTTGTTCATTGTGACCAGTAGTAGTAACAATGTTTCCACCTTCTGTTACATTGTCACTTCTCTTTGTGATGTCTGCTACTTGCTGTGCTGCTTGCGCTTCTGAAGTAGAAGATCCTTGCCCCTGAAGTTCTGGGGGAATCCATGCTCCAATGTCTTGAAGCACTCCCATAACTTCATTGCCAAATTGATCTATGACACCTTGAACATCGCCAAGAAATCCGTTGACATCACCAGCAATTCCATCTAAACTAGGAAGACCGAGATTGACATCAGGAGTTGTTGTTCTTGTTCCAGTTCCACAACTTGAACTTGGAGTTGGATTTGGAAAAGATTTAGCACCTGATCTTAGATTTGCTTGTAACTCTAACCAACTACTTGCCATCTCTTTACCTCACTAAATTGTACAATCATCACAATCACCATTAGGGCAATCGATGACTTCATCAGCACCTGTTGGAGCAACACTTGAAATATATTTTTTGTAAAGTGTTGGTTCAACACAATTAAATGAAGGTATTGCTTTGGCACCCATGCCTCCCCCACCTATGATTTCAATCGTAGGGAACGCATCAAATGTTTTGATCTTATTTATTATATTGACAGAAACTAAATTACCTCTTTCATTTATCACTGCCTGTGCTATATTAGGATCCCCATTGACATATATTGTTGGGCGAGATGAGTAATTATATCCTGGTCGTATGATAATAAATCCTTCGATGTAACAATTATCATTAGTTGTTATGGTTGGTGTGTATCCTACGCCTGGTCTATCTACTACAACTTTAGTCAACAATCCAGTATCATCTAACACAGCTGATGCAAATCCTCCAGTACCAGCGCCATAAATTGTAATCAATGGAGGAGAAAGATATCTATCGCCAGGATCTATAATAGGAACATCAACAATTCTTCCGTTGTTATCGACAACAGGATTGCCTAATGTAGGTGGCACAAAGATGTTAGGTATCGTTACTATGGGTGTAACATTTGTGTACATTGTAAAGTCAGTAGTAATTCTTGGTCCAAGAACACTAAACGTAACTGGTGTATCTCCTGTTATACTAAGAGTATCTGATAGAGTTAGTGTAACAACACCAACACCACCAACCATTCTAATTTTACCTATGGTTGTGTTGTTAGTGAAGTCGCTTCTTTGAATATTACCAAACATCAAGTAGTCATACTCAGTGCCATCAGGTACTGAACCTGATATAACATTAAGAGTAAATGAGATATTATCTTTTGCAGTTACTCTTGTTTTGTCAGATGATAATGTGAAATCAAGATTGATAGTTGGAGTAACTGGGGATGGAGTAAATGTACTAATCGTTGTTCCGCTAACTGCCATCCCTCCTGATGATGCTGTTATATATCTACCGAATGGTGCTACTTGTGCTATAATATTTGTACGACCAAATAAATTTAATGTTGCATAGCTTATGATTGCTACATTAACAGGAGGAAATACTGGTGTTGTAGCAGGAGTGGTGGTAGTAGGATTTGGTGCGTTAGGTAGTGTAGGTAAAATATTCTGATAAGGATTTGTTGGTGGTGTTAATGGTGGTGTTCCTGGTGAACTACCTGGACCAGGAGTACCTCCAGATGCACCTGCAGTAGTTGTTGCTGGGCATGGCAATGCGTATGCTTCTTCGCAACTTGTTTGTAGTGGAGTTACACCTTCAGATTCTATACCAGCAATTAGTGCATCTAATTTTGCAAAATCATCTTCGCCTGGTTTCTTTTTGTTCGCTGATCCAGTACAATGTTGTGTCTTATCACTACACTTATTGCTTGGTCCAGTACAAGTAAGTCCTATCAATTGGAAGATATATTGTAGAGCTGCTCCCAAAATGTTTAGAGGACTTGCAATGATTCCAAGAATTGATTGCAATGGACCAAGAACAAGGTCAATAATACCAGTTAAGAATGATTCTATTTCACTAAGCACCTGTGATATGACAGATTCAACCACACAAGTTGCTGCATTTACTACATCTGTCAATAGATCTGTGATTAAATTGGTAAGAAAATCAAGTAATCTCTCTTCAAGATCAGCAAACTGACAATTTAATTTACTGAGAGAATCATTTAGTTGTTGAATTAATTTACCTAAGAATCCTACACTCTTTTGTTTTGTAACTGGACCTGACTTTGGTTTCTCTCCCACTGGTGGAGTAGGAACACCCATCAACCACTTCACAACTTGTTCAACACCTTGCTTGATCAATGCAATCATTTTGAACTTAGCATTTCTAAGATAAGCATTCGCAATACCAAATACTCTTGTTACATATCCTCTTCCTGCTGCTGCATAATCAAATAGTTGACCGCTTGCTTCACTAACCATTTTGGTTCCTATTTGACCACCATTTTGAGATATGCTACCAAGAACTTCGGTGAGTGCCTCCTCCATCTTTGTCTTAGCAGTATCAGTATCTTTGCAACCAGCGTCTGCTATAGGATGGCAGGCATACCTACCCATTGGATTGCCTGGATCATTGGTTCCATTTGTAGCAGCGTTTGCTGTTGATGGTGCATTAGATCCCGTTGGTTTGGTCGATGCTTCCTGCGATGGTGCCCCATTAACTGCAGGCATCGCCATCGTGGGATTAGTTGGCGGAACATAATTTGAAAATCCCAGACAAGCATCCGCACTTGCTGTTGTCTCTAATGGATCATTCTTAGTTGACTTTGTTACTCTGGGCATCTGCCCCATGATAACTGGATGCTGACCAGTAGCACCATCCAAAAAGAATCCCATCACCCAATCACCTTTCTGCAATTTGGCGGGAGTGAAATTACTATTACCTAAACTTGCTGGGTGTGTAACTGGCAACATGATAGTTGCCCATGGTAAATCATCATAAGGAATTGCCTCGCAACTCTTCAAATGCTGACCTACAATTCTAACTTTATATCTGTTAGAATTCTTCGTATCTTTATCAGTTTCTACCTGCCCGATCCACCAATAAAAACCATCTTTACCAGCAAATCCTACGGGCGTATTTAATTCAGGTAATAGCATGGTGATTATACATCAAAGATTTTACATTCAGATGCTGTTGGATTATCGTCGCAATAAAGTTCTAAAGGTGTTGGATCATGTAAATCTTCTGGATGTCTATCATGATATCTCTCAAGAGATTCAAGTTCATCCTCCACATGTCTTCGCGCTTGCGAAGAAGTCAAGGGATCATCCAATCTTCTTTGGTTGTCTTTTATATGTTCATCAATGTTATCGTATGCCATTTTAGCTACCTAAGTTGTCTCTAATTAGTTCGACATTTGATACCGCTGCCATTCCAGTCTTAGAGTCACGCACAATTTCGTATGAAATTTTATTGATCAAATACACACCACTGTTTATCTCATCATAAATTTTTTCAGTTCTTTTAGCAGTAACAGATTGATTTGGCAATCTAACTGTTAATTTATCACCCGCTCTTAGCTGTAAATTAATCGGTATAGTAATATTTAGTATCTGATTTTTCATTATGACACTTCTACTGATTGATTGTGCCATCCATTGTTTTTTAAAATCAGGAAATGGAGTTCCTCCTTTTGACCCTGCTTGTGATGGATTTGCTATGTCAGTTCCAGTGTGATATGTTTCATGATCATAGAATTGTAACATAATTCTAGAAGGATATTTAGAAAAATTTTTAATTTGTTCTGGAATCTTTTCATCTGTTCCCAAGTGAGCCATTTGTTGATATTCTTTATCCAACGAGAAAAAATATTCTTCATACTCTGTAGTAGATGGATTGAAAAAAGCAATCACTGATGAATAAACACCATATCTCATCTTCTTCAAAATATTTTCTTGTGATCCAAAAGAATAATTTAAAATTTTATAAGTATTTGTTTGTGCATTACTTTCTTCAGTTTGTGCAAGTGAATATACATATTCTTCATGTTTCAAATCAGATTTAATTAATTGATCATATGATTTAAATACATAACCATCATAGGTTTCAAAAAATACATACCCAGCACTACCAGATACAATGGTGGCAGTAGTATTTGTAGGAGCATCGGTAGTGCCAGTAGATGCAGTGGTTCCTCCCTTATTAGTGGATGATGTTTGAGCAGCTGTTTGAGGATTTGTACTACCAGACACACATTCAGGAAGAATTGATGTGATAAGATCAAATGGTCTCTTCAAAGATGGTATCTCTTTCATTTTATATTTACATGGTTCAAAATTAGAAGACTTTATTTTTGATCCTGCCTGTAAATAATTTTTTAATACATCTGTTACTATTTGTTCACCAGTACCTTCCAATTTTTTACCAATACGAAGAACTTCATTTTTCAATGCCTCCATTGTAAACAAATCCAACGTGTACAATTGAGCATTTTTAGAAACAACTCTATTTCTGATACCATATACCACAAACTTAAAAGTATATTCTGTGTCTGATATATTAGGTGCTACTAATTTAATGACTACTTCTTCTGTTCCGACAATAGGAGCAGCGGCAATTAAATTAACAGCGGTATCAATAATATCTATTTCTGCTGCTATGGTAGGAAGTTCCATAGACTCGTAAACACGGATACCAATCAGTTGTGCCTCAACCTTATCGCCAGTAAGCATATGTTTCTTACCTTTGAGATCTGTGATATAAACTTCCTTAACTATTGCATTAAGATCTAACGCCATTTCTTATCCACCCCAATGATTTGTTGACAATACACTGAATGCTAACCCACTACCAAATGGAGAATTTACTAGTTCTGCAGTTGATTGTGTTTCTTGTGGAGGTGCCACTGGTATTGATTGCTGTGATTGATTGCTTACTATATTTACAATAGCACCAATGTCAGTTGATTCTGTCATCGATGTTGCCATAGGGACATAGCTGGCAGCAGATACTTTTGGAGCAGATGGTTGCTTAATTGATTGTGTAGTACCACCACTCTCTTGTGGTCTCAACAACTTCATATATTCTGCTTGCTGATCACGTACATTACGCATGTTCTTTGCCATGCCTCCAAGATTTCCTTGCCTTGCAGAATCTTGTAATCCACCAACTACTTTATTGGATGCTCCCTGACCCATTGGAGTAGTCAACCATTTCCACAACCAATCAAGACCCCCCTCTGCCTGTAGCATTGGTTGTGGTTTGATTGATCCGCCCGATTCTTTATTAGGTGGTATATATTTTACTGCTTGACCTCTGCCTGGAGCGTGTTTTTCATATGCTTCTACAACTATTTTATGTGCTCTTTGTAGTAACGCTTCATTCAATCCACCCTTTTTAGGATTCGATAAATCTACTGGTTGATCTGTCCCTGCAAAACCAGCACCGACTTTAAATACTTCATAGTCACCATTTGTATAATTCAAAAGAACTTTATATTTTTGTCCGTCACCAGTGTGAGTAAACGGAAATGTTCTTTGAGTAACAGTAGTTGATGTTAAATTTCCCTTTGCAGTTTCACTTGATGTTCTACCATGATCTGCTCCACCTTTATTTGTTACTTCCTCTGATCCTGGTTCTTGTCCATCCATAGGTCTATCAGCACCAGCAGTTTGTCTCTGTGATACAGATCCTGTAGATGGATTGGAAGGATTAGATTGTTTTTTCTGTTCTTCTTCTGTTTGTGGAGGGGGAGTTGGTGCTGGCGGTGGTGGCGGTGGTGCGGCAGGAGCAGTTTCTTTTTTCTTTGCTCCCAAAGATTCTAAAGATCCTGCGATTAAATCTTTTACAAATTTTTCACGATTCTTTTTGGAAGATGTATCTTCTCTAAACTTACCACCACCAATCGAAAGATTGGGAAGAGTCTGTGACATACCAAATGTCTTGGCAAGATTACTGATGTCAGAACCTAATGCTTGAGACACTGGACCGCCAAGTGCTCCCATAGATTTGATGAATTGATCAGTAACTGCAAGCATTGATCCCGCTGATGCTTGCATCGAAGGATCCATTCCAACTTTGGATTTTGCTGGAGAATCTGCAGAGTGTAAAGGAACAACTGCTTCCTTACCTGCTTCACCAATCATAGCATTTGTACCACCAGCTGCCATCTTGCCTGCCATTTCCTTAGTAGCAGCTTGGTTGCCATAAATGTTTCCGAACCCGCCCTTCTCATCAGAAACAATATTCAAGAAGTCAATACGATTCATCCAACCACGAGCATGTTCTCTGATACGAGTGTCATACTTCGCCAAGTTCATTGCTTGCTCTTCCTTCTGCTTCTCGTTCAAGAAAGGATTAGCAATTAATTCACCAAGCATTCTTACAGGCGCTCCACCTACGTCAGCAGCAACTCCTAATGTTTTACCAACCTCACCAAGTCCTGTTTGTCCAACTTGTAATGTCTCATCAAAGAAAGTATTTTCTCCTCTTGCTTTCTTCTCTTCAATTAGTTTTCTTCTATCTTTTAATGACTGATCGCCCATCTTACCTAGCTGGAACATGCCTTCGCCGCCTGCGCTGAGCAACGCACCGACTCCCAGCACAGCAGCAGCAGGTGCTACGGCGGTTCCCGCTTGCGCTAGACCCTGCATACCTGCTTGACGAGCACCCTGCAGCGCAGCACCACCACCAAAACTCATTGCTAAATCTTTCAATCTTTGAAGGTTTTCAAACATTGCTTGTGTAAATGAACTTCCGTTACCACCAACACCAGCAACACTAGTATTACCAAACATACCAGCAATTCCACCATCTCCTCCACCTCCACCGAGTCCACCACCAAGACCTATAGCATCAAGGAATGATGTCTGAACTTCTAGTTGATCAGCAAGTATAGCATTGATCCCCTGAATACCAGATGACATATCACCTTCAATATTCAACTGAGAATTCATAATCTCAGTGAGAGCAGCAAGACCTCCACTAATAGCAGTGGTATCTGCTGCTAAAGATCCAAATCCAGTAAGCAGAATCTTCTCTAATCCTTTTGCTTTTCCTCCAGATGGTTTTTTTCCTCCACCACCTTTAGGTTGTTTCTGCTTTTTCTTTTTACCACCTCCCAACATAGCACCAGTAGCAGTAGAATTACCACCACCTGTTGCACTTCTGCCACCAAATAATCCACCAAATAAATTTTTTGTAAATGCTTTACGAAATAATCCCTTACGATCTTTGTCGTCTACCTTACCACCATCTTTAACTACTTTATCTTGTCTCGCTTTCTCGGCTTTCGCTTCCTTACGAGATTTAAATGCTTGTTTTACTAGAAATCCCGTTAAGCTACTTTCTGCCATCTATCGATCCTTCCTTATAAAGTATTTATTTGGTGCGTCTCATATTTAATTCAGACCTAACTCGATTGCCATTGAATACAGGTATTGGTATCAATCTTGTTATAGTTTGTTGTGCTTGCTGTATAAATGATGGTGATGATCCACCACCACCTACTCGATTAACAATGACTCTTGGAGCAGAATTAGCTCTAGGTTGTACCTTAGTTAAATCAGTAGGACCACTTAACACTAATCTCTTTTCATTCTTTTCTCTTGCTGGCAATCCACGATCAATGTTTGCTGCCACTGCTCGCATGTCACCTCTGTTCAATGCCGCATACATCTTAGGAGCACCAGTGCCAAGTAAATGTGCTGGTTGATTATATCCATATGCTAAAAGTCCTGCTTGCTGAGAAGGAGACATTCTATTCCAAAACTTTTGATACCATTTCTGCGAACTTAGTGTCTTAGTATAATTAGCAACCAGATTCTTGAGCATCGCATCTGCTTGCTGCTTCTTAATTGTTTGACCTGGCTTTACTGCTTTTGTGCCAGCAGTAATTGAATCATAATAAGTCATGCCCCATCCTATCGTTGTTCTGTCTCCAGATACACCAGTTTCATATGCATACAATGGAGTGGAAGATGCTACCTTTCCCCAAGGCACAGATGATATTACACTCTGACCACCATGCACAATGTAATCATTCTTTCCTCTTGATAATGATGACAATGCTTCGTCGTGTTGAATCGCTTTCACACCAAGAGAGATGCCATCTTGTGCTGTTCTAAAAGTAGTTGTGCTATTACCCCCATCAATCTGTTTCCATCTCGCCAAAACTTTTTCTGGATCTTCAAAGAAATCATATTTTCTGTTTATGAAAGGATAAATTTGAACACCATCTGTAGTTGGTACACCAAATTCAACACCATGCATAGTGATAGGAATGCCACCAAATGTAACTGGGTATCCACTCTTAGGTCCAGAAATAACCACTGGTTCTGTTCCAGGTATATTTAATTGACCTCCACTTTCAAATCCTTTTGCTTTGTATTGTGCATAATATTCTCGTTTTTTAGGCCACCCAAGTTGCACACCACCAACTGCTCTCAAAGAAGATTCTAAATCTTTTGGACTTCCTCTCCTCTGCATATAAGCAACTGCTGCTTTTGCTGCTACAGAATCATTCAATATTGCATCTGGATTTTGTTCCAAATCCACTCCAATCATCTCACCAATATTTTTATAGTTAGCTCTACCTGTTAACTGAATATAACCACCACCTCTATATCTCCATCCATCACCAGATGACTCTGGACCATTACCAATAATATTAGCATATGCATAATTAAATACTGCTTCTCCTGTCGTATCGGCATTTACTAATTGTTCTGCTTTTGCTCTAGATATTCTTGGCCAGACACGAACAACTTGATCAACACTACGATAAGGATATTCTCTAACTAATTTAAACGAAGATTCTCCTTTAATGATTGCTAATAGTGCTGCCAAATCACCTGTATAACCCATCTCTTTAGCAGCATCAATAACTGATTGTTCACTTCCTTCTCCTGGTGGATAGTTTGGATTTGCTGCTGCAGCCGCATCAGATGTTCTATCAATATACAATGCAACAAACTCAGAGTCATTTAAAAAAGCACTCCATGTTTTTCCAAATTCTTTTTGATACTCTTTACTTTTTAATTCTCCAGCATGTACTGGTCCACCAAGTAATGTGTTAACAACATTTTGTCCTACTCCCATAGCAATAGCAAAAGGAGTAGCAGCAGTTTTAACAAATGGTTTAAAGAAACCAGCAAGAGGACCAAGAGATGATATAAACTCTCCCAACACAGATATTGCAGTAAGTCCAGCAGCTTTTGGTTGCAACTGCATAACATCAGCAAATTTTATCTGTTTATTTTTTTCACTAGGATCAGTAGATTCTTGTGTTGGTGGTGTCATCTTAGTTGTACCACCAGCAGCCAATTTTTCTGGTTCTGCGGACTGCTCTTCTGGTTCTGGTTCTGGTTCAACAGGAGCAGGTGGTTCCTCAGAAACAACAGGTTCTGGTGGTGTTTGATTCTCTAAAATTCTTTGATAAAATTGTTTCTCTAAACTCGTTCTCTCTTCTACGAGATTTAAAATATCTGCAATTAATTTTTGTGCATCCTCTTGCTTCTCCAGTAGAGTCGTAGCAATTTTAATCTGCTTGAATTGTTCTCTCTTAATCGAAGAAGTTTTTTTACCAAGTATTTGAAATGCTTTATCAAGTTGCTCTTCAAATGATTGGCCAGATTTACTTTGCTCTTGTACTTTACTGGTAAAAAATCCAGTCAATGTAGAAGAAGAGGAAGCATTAGACTGCTTACCTGCTGGTCTTTTATTTGTTGCTTGACTAAAAATATATTCATTAAGAGTTGTCATTACATCATCCTCCTAATCTCATTAATCTCTAGAATATCATTCGTTGATATGTCTACAAATACTGGTACAATCTTAGTAGCAGGAGCAGACATCATTTGAAATGATGGTGCCATAGATGTTGGTGCTTCAATATTATACACTTTTGGTTTTGATTTATCAGCAGAAACAACAGGAGTTATAGACGCACTCTTCATTTTTGGTACTGGTGTTGGTGCAATCTGTTTTGACTCTTGAACCTTGATTGCAGAAACACCTGACTCTGCTTTGATTTTAATTTGACCACCTGATTCTAATGAATCAATTGAAACTTCATCTCCAAGTGCTCCTCTACTATTAATTTTATATAATTTGTTATTCATTCTGACAATCTTATCTTTATCATATTGAGTATATCGATCAATTTCATACTCAGGATAGTCCATTATATTCTTTCTCGGTGAAGTTGGAGCACCCAATGATCCAGATACTTTATTTTGATGAGTCCATTCTACTGGATCTACTTGTCCACCACCCGCACTTTGTCTTACTTCCCAATGCAAGTGAGGACCAGTGGAGTGACCAGTATTTCCGAGAGTACCTATAACTTGTCCTGCAGATACCTTAGATCCAACTTGTAATCCATCAGCAACTTCTTTCATGTGACCAAAGTACATCCATACTTTAGGACTGCCATATTTAATACCAACAAAGTTGCCGTATCCACCCCCGTCGGCTGGATTCTGTTCTCTCACAACTCCTTTATTTAAAACATAAACTTCGCCTGCCATAGGAGATATAATTCTAATTCCTCTATCACCATCCAAATCAATACCACTATGTAATCTCCCACCGCGCATACCAAATCCAGAAACATATCCAATCTTCTTACTATCTGCTTTGGAGAATGGTATCCATGCTGGCAATTTTCCTACGTTTGTTCCACCAACATATCTTAAGTCACTAGCAGAACTAATAACAGCAATGTCTTTAGATATTTCTGGATTACCTCCACCCCCACCACCTAATAATGCAGACAATCCCTTGAAGAAGAGATTGTTTTCTTTCATGAATGTCTTCCACGAATCATAGAAAGAATTTCTTTCTTCGCTATCTTCTTCACCAGCATATGCTGGTCCACCCAGAAGATCCAGAATAGTATTTGAAGAAACTTTTAATAACGAGGATAGTGGTCCGATCAATGCTTGCACGCCAGCACTAAAATAACCAGCAAAAGCTCCAAGAGATTTTATAACACTACCGACATTGGCAATAGCACCGCCAAGCAAAGCATTCATTGGTTTATACATTGTCTCGCCAAGTGCTTGAATATATTGCTGAGTATCATACTGACCCATCAACTCTTTACCAGAGTTTCTATTCAATGGAATGACTGCTGAGTTGGGTGGCAGTGTTCCTATTGTTGGGTTGTCATAGATGCCAGGCTTCAGCATCTTCTCAGCGAAGTTTGGTGCTACATTCACACCACCTTCAGCAAACCTACCTGGATATGGAGTGTTTAAGAATCCACCTTCTGATAATTTTTCTGCTGGTAGTCGTGGCGTAAATCCTTGCTCGTTACCTACATCCTCTGGACCAGCTGCCGCCCATGGCGTAGGTGACTCCATTGGTTGTGGTCCAATAGGAGCACTATACGCTTCGGTGATTCTCTGCTGCGTCTCTAAATCATCCAGTGCTTCTCTATAATTTTCTACTTGTTGCCCAAGTAAAAATTTAGTGGACTCTAATCCGTTTATAATTCTTCTATAGTTTCCTTCCCTGCGTTGTAGTATTCGTGTCTGTTTAGACATTTGCCTACGAATACTATCAAGATTTCCAGCAAAGTTCCTGATCGTAGTTCGTACTTCAGGGCTAAGAGTTTCTGGTATGATGAAAGATTTTTCTTTCTTTTGTTTCTTCTCCTGCTGAGGTTTCTCTACCTCAGGTTCAGGATCTTTTGCTGGTGGTAAAAGTAATGTTGGTTCGGTAGTGACAGGAGTAACAATATTTGGTACTGTCTCACTGCCTTCCCAAGGATCAGGAATGTCTAAAGGATCTGCGGGTAATAACTTATCCTGTGGTTGTACTTCAGGTTGTGGTTTATTGTTTAGAGTATCAGCAATCTCTTTTTTCTTTTCTTGTATCTCCTTTACTCTTCTTTCGATCTCTGCTTCTTCAATCTTCTGATCTACTTTCTTACGAAAGGGTTTCTCAAGATACTCTTCTACTAACCATTCCTGATATATTCTTTGCCTCTCCATCCACTCGACAGGAGTGCCACTCTCTTGATCTAAAGATGGATAACCTCTTGGATCTTTTTTTATATTTTCAATCAACCTATCAGCATCTGCATCAGAGAGATTTACATATGAAGTATAGCTTTCATCTCCCTGTCTTCTGCCAGTTAATTTAGATTTTAAAATCAACCACAATCTAGAGTTAGGATTAATCCTACTCCAAGGCATCGTTGGATGTAATACTCCTTCTGGTGGTTGTGGTAAATCTAAATCTTCTGGATTCATTTGGCGTTCTTTTGGTTCTGCTCTTCTATGTACTGATTAAGCATCGTAACATAAACAATTCTTTCCCAAGGAAGCATGTTCTCAAGTTCAGCTAATGAAAATTTATGATGATAAACCAAATTAAAATTAGATTGATAATGATTAATCAGATTATCATGGAACATGCTTATCCGAAAAAATTTACCAGACCCTCGATAGTATATTCAGATTCAACTCCTGTGTTTGGATTCTTCACACTAAATGTATGAGAAAGTTTCGGCATCGTAGCAAAGAAATCTTTGATTTTTTCAAACTGCTTTGATGTCAGACCACCCAACCATTCCTCTACTTCTTTCTTTGGTGTGTTCTTTGCCTCATACACGTCTTCACCAGCAAAGATTTGATGCACAGAATCTACAATGATGTCAAACACTTCTTCAGCATTCAAACTCTTCATCATGATTTGTGTTTGAATGAACTGATCAATGCCAGGATACTTCATGATAACTCCAGAAGTATCATCAAGCATAATCTTATTAGTATGCTTAGGATCTTTCTGAACCTGAACATCTTCAAGATTTAAACTATAATCTACTTGTGTTTCGTTATCATCGCGGCATGTAATTTTCATTCTAACATCTTCACCGACTGACTTGCCGCGAATGTTTAGAAAGATATATTCGATATCAAATGAAGCAAGATCAGATACTTTAATTCCTCTAGTAAGAATGCAACTCTTTACAATGTCTACTACAGCATTCGTAATCTGCTTTTCATCTTCCGATTCCATCGCCATCAGAAGAACTTTCTCTTCGCTAACTAGAAATGGTCTGTACTTAACTTGTTTTCCTGTTGAAGGTAATTCCAATTCATAAGTTGGAACTGGGGGCTTTGGTAAAGGCATGATTTATAATTATAAATTCGTAAAATTATTTATTATCTATTTGGCCAAGACAATCCTTTCTCAGCATTTGGATCTCTATCCCAAGAAGTATAATAGAAGTTAGCAGTACATTTTACTAACTGAGAAGAACCATATGAAAGAGGAACAGCATCAACTGAATATGGCCAAGCATTATGTAATGTAAACTTCATTGTTTGAGCTCCAATTTCACTTGTAGCATCTCTTTCTCTTTTCTCCACATATAATTTACATTGATATTCTTTTGGATATCTCAACTTCCTTGTCTTTTCACCCCCACCAAGACCTATGTTTGAAGTTGTATTGTATATGAAATCATTCCAATCCAAGAGAAATTTGAATGCTTGCATCTCACCATCACACATAAATGAAAGTTGTAGATCGTTATAGATGGGAGCAGTTGGATAATAAATTGGTCCTTGACCCTGAAATCTTCCCGCAACTGATCCAGTATTAATTTGAATTCCTGGCAGAGAAACTTCATCACACATCAACATAATCCTTTCACCAACTTTATGAGGTTGAAGTTTATTGCTCACAGATTCCAATCCATCTTGTCTACCTTTATCTCTAAGATTGGCACGCAATTCATCAGTCAGTGTAAAATATACTGCATAAGTATTGCTTTTCGCCATCCCCCTTCCATTGGTAATAGCAGTTAGATAGCTTCTAATCGCTCCGTTGCCAGTTCTCGCCATCTATAAATACCTATGGTAGTTTTATATTTATATTTATGGCATACTCGGGATTTTACCGCCCTATAAATCCCAAAAAATACAGAGGCAATCCGATGAACATTGTTTATCGTTCTCTCTGGGAAAGAAAGTTCATGACATTTTGTGATCGTAATGCAAGTGTGATTGAGTGGGGCAGTGAGGAAGTTGTGATACCTTATCGTTCACCTGTGGATGGTAGAGTACACAGATATTATGTGGACTTCTATATTAAAGTTCGTACCAAAACAAATGAAATCAAAAAGTATCTCATTGAAATCAAACCGAAGAATCAAACAGCTCCTCCACCTCCAGCAAAGAAACAAACCAAACTATACAAAGATAAAGTATTAACGTTCCTAAAGAACCAAGCGAAATGGGAAGCCGCAAGTGACTGGTGTGAGGATAGGCAAATGCAATTTCTAATTCTCACCGAAGATCACTTGGGGGTATAGCACATGGCACAAGGATTTAAAAAAGAATCAAAGAAACAGAAGAAAGGATATAAAACATTATTTGAAAGAGTAAAAGATAAAACAGGTGGCGAAGAACAAACGTGGCAGTGGTATAGAAAGACCGTTCGTTCAATGGCACTGGAATACAAGCAGAATCCTGACAAAACTATTCGTGATGAAAGAAGAGATCGAACAGACGACGAAGATAATCAAGACGAAAATAGATTAAGAAGATACGCAAGACAGGGGAGATTGTTTCTCTTTGAGTACAAAGCAAAGATGAAGTATCTTCCTTACTATGATACTTTTCCTTTGGTGTATGTCATCAAAGCAAATGCAGATCACTTCTTTGGTGCCAACCTGCACTATATGGAACCAAGAAAGAGAATGCTTGCCATCGAAAAACTTAAAGACAATCGTATTGACCTACCTCGATCATGTTTTCATAAATACATTACAGACCATGTAGATGGATTCCTATTAGATCTTGCTATCGATGAATGGGATAGTGCTATTGTTCTACCAGTAGAACATTTTGTAAGAGAAAGAAGTGGCGTATTAGTTCCATACAAATCATCTGAAGTATGGAAAGAAACTAATGAAAAGTATGGAGATAGAATTAAGGCGAAGAGAATCATCAAAGGTTATGGCAAACCAGAAGACATCACGGACGTAACTTAATGGCAACCTTAAGATATCCATCAACGCTAGACGGAACAACAGATAGAATTACATTTAAATTTTATAAGTATGAACCACCACTATCACAGGGGGCATCTAGTAGATCTAATGCATATAATTTTTCTTCTAACGCCTCAAATTTAACTTCCGCTGGTGTAGATTCTATCTCTATAGCAATGCCAAATGATATTCAATCTTCTTTCAGCGGAGATTGGGGTCCAAAAGGAATGGGTGGGTTGCCCCGCGCCGCAATAGGAGCAGTAGGTGGTGCTATTAACGCAGCAATGGGAAAAAAAGATACCACAGCTCCCAATTTTTTATCTTCCATAGGTGGTGGATTAAACAGTCTTATTTCTGGAGCTGCTGGTGGATTGGTTGAAGATGGAATAAAAGGATTAGTCAACACTATGAATACAACTCCTGGATTTTCAACGAGTTTAGGCGCTAGTGATGTAGTTGGATTAGTTAGTGGTTTTATTATAAATCCAAACACAGAATTATTGTATGGTGGCACTTCACTAAGGCAGCATGGATATAATTTTAAGATGATGGCTTTAGATGAAAATGATTCAATACAAATGCTTGCCATAGCGGAGTTATTTAAAAAATGTTCTGCTCCTAAAGGAGGAGATCAATCTATAGCAGGATTAACTAATAGAAACTTTCTTGGAATTCCAGATGTATGTCAAGTAAGTTTCCATCTGGGTAATAGCACATCAGAACATCCATACTTACCAAGATTTAAAGTGTCTGCTATTACAAAAGTGAATGTAGATTATGTAACAGAAGGTCAATACATGACATATTCAGATGGAAGACCAATTGGTATTAATTTAAGTGTATCATTTACAGAATTGAAAATGGTATTTTCAGAAGAAATTGGTTCAGGCACAGACAAATACAGGTAATCATGGCATACTTCAATCGTTTACCAGATGTAGAATACGACAAAAAACCATTAACATTTCCGTACTCGGAAACGGAATATGTTCTTGTCAAAAATTTCTTCAAGAGATACAAACTATCTGAATCATCGTTTAATTACAATACATTGTTTACTAAGTATGCAATGCTTGACAACGAACGTTTGGATCAAGTATCATTCAAGTTTTATCAGTCATCGAATTATGATTGGATCATTGCACTGACTAATAATGTATTGAATGTATACAATGACCTACCAAAATCAGAAACATATCTATATGATATGGTGAATGATTCATATCGTGGTGCTCCTGGTAATCAATCAGTTCAACCAGCAGATAGAGTACACCACTATGAAACAAGAGAAGTAAAAGATAGTGCAGGTAGAGTTGTATTGAAGGCAGGATTAAAAGTTGAATCAACATTCTCTAATAGTCCACTCAAACCATCAGACGGGAAATTTTACTACTATGATAGTGGTACAGGAGCGACAATTAAAGTAGCAGGAACAAGTGTGATTACTCCTGTAACAAACTATCAATATGAACAAAAATTAAATGAAAGTAAAAGAGAAATTTATGTATTAAAACCAAGATTCTTACAAGAATTTATTTCTCAATTTGAATCTGGTATGTTGTATGCCAACTCTTCGTCTTATATTGATAAGAAAACAAAGAAATCTGGCATCTAAACTTTTTGGCATAAAAAAATGGGCGGATTTTTTTTCCGCCCATTATGTTTTTAACTATAGATTTTGGTTTCAGTCCTCTTCAGCGAGACGAGCGAAGTAACTGAGAGCATCATCTTCATCCTCATCAACACCAGCAGCAACTGCAACCTTAGGCAGGGCAGGTTCGCGGCGGGGTGCAGGAGCAGGAGTCACGAACTCTTCATCCTCTTCCTCATCCATCACACGAGTCACCTGTGCTGCACGAGCAGAGGCAGGGGTCTGAGTGATACCAAGCACCAGATTCAGGCGCTCTTCAAGTTCTTCGTAGGACTTGAAGTTGTCAGGAGACACAAACGCTTGCAGCGAATGTGCTTGACGCCAGATAGATTCCAGCTTGGAATCATCAGCAGCAAGTGCCGAAGGAGCAGCGAACTCGGACTTGTCGTAGTTCCAGTAACCAGCAACGTTAGTGATCTTCAGTTTGAAGTTGGCACCTTCCCACAGATCGAAAGGATTCACAGGAGTTTCGTCTTCAAACTCAGGTTGCATAGCAGCAGTGATCTTGTCAAAGATCTTCTTGCCAAACTTGTACAGGAATACTTTACCTTCATTCTCAGGGTTTGCTTTGTCGCTCACCACATAGATGTTGGCATAGTAAGTCAGCTTACGCTTCTGCTTGCGAGCAGTTTCTTTATCAGCATCACGACCACTGTTCCACAGACGACGGTTGACTTCACCGACAGGATCTTTCTGACCGAGAGTGGTCAGAGAGTTCTCGATGTACCAACCACCATCACCTTGAAACGCATGGGAATATAGCTTAACAAACGGAATGTCCTCACCATCAGGTGCAGGGAGGAAACGAATAACAGCGAACCCATTACCAGCGGCGTCAACGCTAGGCTTCCAGAAGCGATCATCGGCACTGGAAGTAGAGTTTGCTTTCTCAAGTTCCTTAGTCAGAGAAGCAAAGGAGTTTTGAGATTTACGCTTAAGATCAGCGAAAGACATAGGATTACCTCGGATTGTTTTAGATTTGGTCTGTGTGACGCCTGTTCACTTGGTTATTGTAGCACGGGCAGGGGGCGGCGTCAACCCTCTGCCTCGATCTCCTTCTCAAACTGGTCGAGCTTGGAGAGCATCTCTCGCATCAGGGAGAGCACGTCAGCGGTCTCCCACCACCCGTAGAGCATCTTGGCACCCTGCTCGATCTGCTCGCACATTTCGACTGCTCTAGGGTCATCTGAGAGTTTCAGACGGGTGTAGAAGATCTGCTGCTTCTCCACTAGTGCTCGGACTGTTTGAATATAGTGAAGTTGATCTTCCCTAGATTTTTGAAATGGAGATGAAAGAGTTAGTTCCATCGCTTCCATCTGAAGACGCTCCATCTCTTTAGCTTCTTCTCTTACGATATCAGAATCAAAAAAGTCAGTCATACTAGCATCAGTTTAGCACGGGAAGTTTTTTTAATGAAGTTCAGTTGTTGAGCTTCGTGTTTTAGTTTTTCTTTCAATGGTTTTGAAATCAACTTGGGAACAGTTTCTAATTCGATATCGTTGACATCACAATAATGAATGATAGCATCAATATAACTCATAGAGTCACTGTTCACAAGGGTCTCTACCTCAGTAGAGAATCTTGCGACGGTCATAAATTTATCCTCAAATATATTATCCTCCATAGATCTCCTGATAGAGTGAGCGTAGTTCTATGAAACGGTCGAGATATTCTTTCTCTGGTTTCTTGATAACGACTTGAGTGTTACCATCTTCACATGCAACGATGGTGACAAGTTGTTGAATGCGTGTCTTATATAGTTCATAAAACATACACCCATATACAGTCTCTTGAATGTAATAGTCTTCCATCCATTCTTCACGCTTCTCTTCCTTTGAGGTTTTGAAGTCAATGACAGATGGAATACCATCAAACTCACCGATGCAATCGACTCGCCCAGCTACTTCCAAGTGGTCAGAATATAATGCTGCTTCTTGTAAATAGACCTTAGTGATTCTATTCAGAGTGGGAACAGCATTTTTGAACATCATAAGGGGGAGGGGTTGCCCTTTGAAGTTACTCTCATTATAGCAGTTATTAAGCAAATCTTCAACCATCTTGTGAAAATTTGTGCCACGAGTAGCAGCACGAGTTGAGATTGCTTGTGCCTTATCATGACCGACACGCTGCTTCCATTCATTCAGTTTCTTTTTCTTCTTCGGGCACACCCCAAGAACAGTTGTGATGGATGGATATTTACCACCCGAAGGCACAGGGTAAACCCTGCGACCATCTACCATAACTGGTTCCAATTCAATGGGGGTGAATGACGAAGAATGAATAAACATTTAGAATCCCAAATTAATTTTGCTAATGATATAGTTACGAACAAGACCTGAGCGAACAATATCTCCTACACCAAACTCGATAGATTCAAACTCATCCATTGTAGAGATGATCTTTTGAAAGTCAAGAATGCCGTTGCGTTCGTTGGTTTTAATCAAATCTGTCTGCTGCACATCGCCACAGAACATGATCTTACAATCTTGACCGACACGAGTGATGATTGAATCAAGTTCGTGGAAGTTTAGATTCTGCATTTCATCTACAAGAATAATGCAGTTGTCCATCGTAGTGCCACGAAGGAATGATGTAGACCAGAAGCTTATAGTTCCTTGTGTCTTAAGATGACCATAGAGAAGTTCAAACTCTTCTTCAGTAGGAAGTTCAAACATATACTTTACCATATTCTTATATGGAATTTGATAAAGCGATGACTTATCTTCATGATCACCAGGAAGGAAACCAATCTCACGAGTTGCTACAAGTGATCGAACAATATAAACTTTTTCGTATGGAGTGTTCTCATTCAGAACATCTTTAAGTGCTAAGTAAAGTGCAACGAATGTTTTACCTGTACCTGCAGCACCATACGCAAACAAGTGTTTATCATTTTCCCATGCCTCAAACATT